ACATTTGCTGGTACAATCTTCGGTCGTATCAAAGTCTACATTGATCCATACTTCCCAGTTGGTTCAACATCCGAATTTGCTGTAGTTGGTTACAAAGGCACAAACGCATACGATGCTGGTATGTTCTACTGCCCATACGTACCGCTGCAAATGGTTCGTGCAGTCGATACTGGTACATTCCAGCCAAAGATCGGCTTCAAGACTCGTTACGGTCTGGTAGCAAACCCATTCGCAGAAGGCACCACACAAGGTCTTGGTACTCTGAATACTCAGAGCAACAACTACTACCGTGGTTTCCGTATTGCGAACTTGATGTAATTAAAAAAGCCACCGCAGAGTGGTTCTTTAAAGAGGCTCCTTCGGGAGCCTCTTTTTTATGCTTATAAATAAGAGTATGACAGTTCTTACACGCAACCCTACAAATCCAAATTCGTTACAGCCTAATAAGTTTACGCTGAACATGTCACGCACACCGAATTTGCAATATTTTTGTCAAACAGTTTCTTTACCGGGTCTTTCAACATCAGAGATTCCAGTGCAAAACCCGTTTGTTGAATTGTATGCGCCAGGTGAAAAGACAATTTATGATGTGTTGAATGTGACCTTTATTGTTGATGCTGAAATGTTATCTTGGTTAGAAATACACGATTGGATTCGTGCGATGACATTCCCAACAGAGTATGAAGAATATCAAAACCTGAGTAATCTAAACAAGTTCACTGCGGCAGCAGCATCAAGTCTACCACAATACTGTGATGGTGCAGTCACTATTCTTTCCGCTTCAAACAAGCCTTATTATCGTTTTAACTTTAAAGATTTGTTTCCAATTTCTCTTTCCGGTTTTGTTGTGTCTACTACCGATACACCCGACACAATTATTACTGCTGATGCCACATTTAGATTTACCTATTATAACGTAGAAAAATTATTTTAATTGTGATATACTCCTAGTAGGAGGTATAATATGAGCAAACTTGACGAAGTATTACAAATGTGGACTGCGGATTCTAATATCGACCGCACTGAACCAGGTAAAGCACTGATTGATATTCCCAAACTTCACTCAAAGTATTTGAACATTCTTTCTTCACATCGATTGTTAGCCAAAGAAGCAGAGTTCAATTATAATAAATGGCGTAAACTTAAATGGGAATACTACACTGGCAGACTTGATGATGAAGAGTTGACCAAATACGGTTGGCAACCATTTCCTTTTACACTCAAATCTGAGATCAATACATACTTAGAAGCAGATGAAGATATAAACAAATACCTTGCAAAGAAATTGTTGCATGAAGAAATTGTTGATGTCTGTCAAGCAATATTAAAAGAACTAAACAATCGAACTTGGGAATTGCGTTCGTTTATTGATTGGGAAAAATTCATACAAGGTGTTTGATTTATTTTTACGTAAACAAAATGAGGCATTTATCAGGTTTGAGTGTGAGAAAAGTATTGCACAAGAACTTGCAGATTACTTTACCTTCTTTGTACCTGGTTATCAATTTATGCCAGCGTACAAGAATCGTTTGTGGGATGGTAAGATAAGACTTGCTGACTTACGTACATACACTATCTATCACGGTCTTGTACCTTACATTGAACAGTTTTGTAAAGAGAGAGACTACAAACTTGAGATTGATGCTTCTGTAAACAACACGGAGAGTTTTTCTGCACTGGAAGCTAATGAGTTTCTAGAGCAACTTCATTTGGACAAAAGCATTATATCAGAAGGTGTAAGGGAGTATCAATACAAAGCCTTTTTATTTGCCATTAGAAACAAAAGAATGTTGTTGTTATCGCCGACTGGCTCTGGTAAGTCGTTGATTCAATACTTGATACTGCGATATCTACAGCACAAAGGTTATAAGAAAGGACTTTTAATTGTTCCTACAACTTCTCTTGTTGAGCAAATGTATTCTGATTTTGAATCATATGGTTATGATGCCACAAACTATGTCCATCGACAGTATTCGGGAAAAGATAAGCATACAGATAAATTTCTGACGATTACCACTTGGCAATCTATCTACAAGAACCCTGCTGAATACTTTGAACAGTTTGATTTTGTATTGGGTGATGAAGCACATCAGTTCAAAGCAAAGTCATTGACCACAATCATGACTGGTCTGAAGAATGCAAAGTACCGCATTGGTTGTACAGGTACAATTGATGGAACACAAACTCATAAGTTGGTACTTGAAGGATTGTTCGGTCCAGTGTATCAGTCTACAACTACTGCCAAATTAATTGAAAATAAACAACTGGCAGACTTTCGTATCAAGTGTTTGGTATTGAAATATCCTGAAGAGATATGTAAACTATCTAGAGGATGGGACTATCAATCTGAGATAGACTACATAGTTAAAAGTACCGCAAGAAATGAATTTATTCGTAATCTTGCATTATCACTTGAAGGCAATTCGCTTGTACTTTTTAATCTTGTAGAGAAACATGGGAAACATCTACACAAGATGATTGAAGAAAAAGCCACTAATCGTCATGTGTTTTTTGTTCATGGTGGCACAGACGTTGATGTACGTGAGCAAGTGCGTGCCATTACTGAAAAACAAAACAATGCCATTATCGTTGCATCATACGGAACATTCAGTACAGGTATCAATATTCGTAATCTTCACAATGTTGTTTTTGCTTCACCATCTAAATCAAGGGTACGAAACCTACAATCAATCGGTAGAGGTTTAAGAATAGGTGATAACAAAACTGAAGCAGTTCTATATGATATTGCCGATGATTTTCGTATAGGTAAACATGTAAACTATACCTTGCAACACTTGCAAGAACGTGTTAGAATATACGATGAAGAAAAGTTTAAATACAAGTTTTACAATATAGAGGTCAAGAATGCATAACGTTAAACTTATAAGAATGCAGTCTGGTGAAGATATTATGGCTTCTATGTTTGAAGATGGCGAATCAGACCAAATACAACTCAATGATCCTATGCGTATTGTGTTTCGCCGTATGCCTACAGGTCAAACAGTTATGATGATGATGCCTTGGTTGCCAGTTGAACTGATCAAAGAAAATTCTGCACTCATTTATTCTTCAGACATTGTAACTGTTGTGGAACCAAAAGAAGCAATGATAAGATATTATGATAAACTTGTTGAGCGTACCATTGAAGAGATGGCAGATTCAGATAAGTTGATTGACAATCTTTTGGAAGAACAAGAGGGTGAAGAAGAACATGCACAAGATGTGCAACAACAAATTATAGACGAAGTAATTCAAAGCATACACGAAGCGAAGAATAAGAAACTTCATTAATAGGAATTTTTGTTATGTCAAAAGTGGTGACATTTGTTATACCAAGCAGTGCTGCACAAGCATATCAAGCACTTGCTGATAAGTATTCTGCTGTTGAGCCTCCAACATGGGCATTGCTTTTAGCCAATGCTGTTCGTGTTGAAGGCTATGATCCATGCATTCTGGATTTTGATGCAGACCCATCACCAGACCTTGAGCATTCTGCTCATCGTATCTCTGCTACAAATACTGACATAGCAGTGTTTGTTCTTTACGGACAAAATCCAAACTCAGGCACCACTATGATGATTGGTGCATCAAGACTAGCAAGACAACTCAAACTCATACGACCATCAATCAAAATTGTATTCATTGGTTCACATGCATCAGCGTTGCCATATGATGTGATTGGTTTGCCTTACGTTGATTTTGTTTTTATCAATGAAGGTGTATATGGTTTGCTAGACTTGCTTCAAACAAATTATAAAGATGACTTAGATAAAGTTCGTGGTCTTGTTTATAAGAAGCATGGCTTTGCTGCAACAGGTGCGCCAGGTGAGATTGTAAAGACAGAAGACATGGATCGTGTGATGCCTGGCTATGCATGGGATTTATTGCCAGGTGGCTTCAACAAATATCGTGCCCACTATTGGCACTCAAACTTTCTTGATGAAGGTCGTACACCATTCGCAGCAATCTCTACATCATTGGGGTGTTCGTTTGGTTGTAACTTTTGTATGATTAACATCGTCAATCGTACATCATATACACAAGGCACAGTCT